GTTAGCCATGAGATTGATATGAACTTGTTTGCGGAGATTCAAAAGCTTGGTTTCGTAATCAGGCAAAGCCCCAGATTCTCGATCTAGTGGTTGCTCGCTTCTCGAGTGCAAATCGACAAACACTGTCAGCCACGAATCAGCAAAAGAATTCGATAAGAAGTTAGGCTCGCTGTCTTCTCCATAAGACACCGCGATCGCCAGATCGACAGTATCGGATAGCTGGCGAGCCGGGTTGCGGTATAACGCTGTTCCTGCTGCCGTGCTGGTGCCTATGCTAGACACAACAGCCGCGAGGATCTGCAAAGCTCTATGATCAGCCACTGCGCTTTCCTAATATGCATTTAGTCAAGCCGTCACTATCAGGCTCTGTACTGATAACTCCATACGTGATGCTTTCGATAGTAAATAAATCGCCCTCTCTGAATGTTCCATCGGAGGTTTTTACCGAAACAACTGGCATCAAACTCGCGAAGCCATTGCCATCGGTATCGACATATTCACTCTCGAAAATACCCGTTAAGGTTTTAGATGCGCTCCCAACTGGCGTATATGAGACAGGCTCACCGAGAGCATTGATCATGCTCTCGGTTGCCTGGATCATCGCACTACGAAAAGTCACGGTTAAGCGACTGCCGTATTTCCGGGAGTAAGCATGACGCTTATGGTGGTATCACCATCAACACCCGCTGCCATTGCAACAGCGCCTCCAGTCACATCACCACTCGCCGGCGTGGCGCTGCTATCGTCGAACGCCGATGCAGATACGTCATAAACGAGTTTTTCGCCTTGAGCGATAACCGCGCCGCTTACCTTTGGAGCTGTAAACACGCCCTCAAGATGAGCGATGCCCTCGGCACCGGCCGCAACATTCATCGCAGCGATTGCGAGACAGTTGCCAATTACGACAACCGCACCTTTTACAACAGCAGATCCACCGTTGGTGAATTTGATGCTCTTACCTTGTCTTGATTGTGTCATTACCTTTTATCCTGAGTGAGCGATCAGCGGTGCCGACTAATAAATCGCCGGCACATGATTCGCTTTTACATTTCGATTAATCCAGCTTATACGCCGGCGTTTATGGCCATTCCACGGAAGTCGAGCGCTTGCGCGACGGTATCAATCCAACCCACCCAATAAACGCCGAGCGGATCATACATATCGACTTGCTGAATCTGCGGCTCGTCGCGGCCATCCAGGAAGGCGACCTCGATCGTGTCGTACATATTCGGATCAGCTAAACCGTAATAACGGGTAGTCGATGCTGCGTCTAAACGTGAATCGCAAACAATCTCCCAACGACCTCGCTCGACGTTTGGTGTCGTAAGATTCTTAGAACCCGCCACCTCGCGCTCGCTTTGTGCAACAACCTGCGCAACACCTTCCAGCGCAACCGGGCAGAAGATAAAGCGAGGGTTGATGTTGAGGTTCTTTGCGTTGCCACCAACGTCGCTCTGCATCTTCATCAACGTTCTAAGCTCGGTGAATGATGCGGTAGTTGGAGCACCACCGGTGCCGGTGTTATTCCGATCTGCATGGAATATGCGCTTTGCACCTTCATCAAGCATTTGACCAAGAGCATTAGCGGTGAACACTTCTGCAAATTGATCGCCGACAGTACGTCGCGCTGATTGTCCGACCTTAGCAGTCATTCGCGAGAACTCGTTCAAGTCGTCGTTGATGATCGCTTGTCGACTCAGACCAAGGCGAGCGGCAAAGGTAGACAATTGAATCGACTGCGCTCGATCCGCAATTTCAATCGTCTCGACTTCTTGCAGCTCTCCGTTCTTAGTCATCGAAGGTGCTGCACCTAGACCGGTTCTGCTTGCTGTTTTGAAGTCTGGCAAACTGCCGATTCTAGCAAGCTGCGTATAAACCTCTGGCAGTTCGCTATACCCTCGAAGCACTTCTTTAGTGACGATGTTCTCGAGGATTCCGGGAAAGTCCGAACCTGGCTGCAATGCAACCGCGACGATCTTCTGTCGATCCATGCCGGCGTAACTTTGGCCGCGAATATCCATGCCTTTTTTGCACATTTCAAAAAGCGAGGTGCTCACAAACTCGTTGTTGTGATCGATAGGCTTAACACCCATCTTCATTTGAATCGCTTCGCCGATGCCAGCACGATACTTATCGCGAGCATCCTCAACGGTTACAACTGCACCGCCTGCAGGCTTGTTACTTTCGCCCAACTTCGCGAGGATCTGCGCGTTAACCATATCGATCGTACAATCCAGATCATCAAGACTCGCAGTCATTAGATCATTCATGCCGCCCTCGATGTTATGAGGTAGGAATGCTGCACGGATATCGCTTTGGCGTTTTGCCTCTACTACTCGTGCGGCTTTAGCAGCCGCCGCTATTTCTTCTGGTGTCATTTCTCGTTCTTCCCTTGGTTTTTTACCGGCGGCTGCCGGTGTTTTTTGAGTCGCTAAGATTTTTTGAACCTTTTGCGAACGTGCCACGATTGCGGCGATATCCTCATCATCATCATCGGCCGTTAGACCTTTGATCATGGCGAGCAATTCTTCTGGTGGATTCTTGAATGCGGCGACGATCTGATCTTCTGTTAAGCAGGCCGCCATTTCGTATTCCGTATCGATGATCTCATCCGCTAAACCGTTAGCGATGCAATCCTCTGCCGTCATCCACGTTTCTTTATCCAGGAGCGCGATCAACTCCTCCTCGGTGCCATTGAATCGGCGCATGTATGCAGCGATCATCGCGACTCTAACTTTCGCTAGAGCCTCTGCCGTCTTAGCGTGATCATGCTGATCTCCCTGCACACCGGTTGATGGGTTGTGTAGCATCTGCAACGACGACTCGAGCATACGCAACTCACCCGGTGCGGCTGCTTGCACAATGACAGAGGCCATCGAAGCAGCAAGCGAGGTTACTAGCATCGAGATTTTTGCTTTTGTCAGAATCAAAGCATTGTAAATCTGTAGGCCGTCGACGATGTTGCCGCCAATTGAACCGACCTCGACCTCAATCGACTCGACTGGCCCGAGCGCCTCCAGTTGATAGCAGAACTCTCGCGCTGTTACTTCCCAACCCAACTCGCCAAAAATGTGCAGTGATGCGTTGGAATAAATCTCATCTGCTGCAGATGCCTTGGTCGCGACAATAGAAAACCAGCCGGCCTTAATTTCACGAGTCGTTGATTTATTAACTATCTTCATTTTCTTCATTGCTGGTGCTCTCCTGGTTGTTTCGTTCTTCTCGATCTCTTTGTTTTTTGACCTGCCTCGGGTTTCCACCTCGCGAGCGTATAACTCCGCTGGTGCTCTCGAACCCGCTTTCGGTTAGTGCCTGCCATGCTTTCGCCTCTTGTAGTGGCTGGATCCAAGGCATCGCGGGTCGACTAAAATTCACTCGATAAAGCGAATCTCGTTTCGCGTCATCCGGTAACATGATTCGCCCGGGCATCATCGTAGTGGCTCGGATAAAGTTTTCGACTTTCTCGCGCTCGAATCTTTCGACGATGTACTGCCATACAACACCCTAGTGATCGTGCTGCTCGACGAGCTCTTGGCTCTGCGAGGAATCGTTGCCGTTATAATCTTTGCTCATTGAACTCTCGCCGACCCCACGACCGGCGGCAGCGGCTTTAAACTGCGAGCTCTTAAAGGGGATTAGTTGATTGTTTGGTCGGTTAGATGCGAAAGATTTCACATCTTCACCGGGCATCAAATCATCAATAATTGTTCCTGGATTAATCTCGATTTCTCGAGCCTCGTCCTCGTCATCAGATCCCGGCGGCTGGTATAGGGTCGGATCACCTTTAGTAATGACCAAAGCCATCGCCGCGGCGATTCTTGCTGCGACACGTTCTGTCTCGTCGATTTCGTCAATGTCTGCGAGCCTCTTTAAAACCACCGCAAAAACCGAAACGCCGCGCACCTGGCGAATGCGTCTGCGGATTGAGATATGGCTCATCCTACTAGCTAGGATTGGTCTCGTTTCATCAGACGTGCGTATGATTCTGCTCGTCATTGCGTGGCTTTCTGGGCGAGTCTTTAAAACATGGTATTTGGTGGCGCGACCCCAGCCATTCATTTCGATCGACGAGTGTATATTTTTCGACTCGTTATGATTGTGCATCGGCAGCATATCGGGCTCCATTAGCTCATAGCTGTACGGCACTTTTGATCCGTGAGTTAAGCCTCGAGTGTTGCCGAGCAAATGCTGTGCAAAAACTTCACCATCCCGAAAGAATGTTCGAGCTGCTAGTCGCTGCGCTGACCTTTCGTCGTCTCGCCAAGTAACCTCGGAGCGCCGGCACCAATCATCATATAATTCTGATAGCTGCTCGTTGATCTCTTCATATAAATCGCCGTTTTGCTTCTCGACCATAAACTCAGGAATGATGCCCATGCCGACTGTGCGATTGACGAGGATATCGAGCGCACCTTTTGCAATGTCGTTGTTTTCTTCTTGATAGCGAGCTGCCTCGCGAAGTGATACCGCCGACTCTCTCGAGGAATCATTCGCGCCTCGTGCCTCTCGTTTGATGTTGTTGTTGCGGCTTGGTTTCGCGCTCTCATATGCTGCCGTAACTCGCAAAGCCCTGCCGCGCTTCCTCGCGTAATCAGGA